AAATGGTTATTATTACTTGTTGAGTCTACCAGAAATCCAGTCAGACAAATCTGCTCTAGCTGACATAGCCTCTGTGGCTTCGTCTTTTTCGGCAACAACCAAAGTAGCATCTTCAGACACGATATCTTCAAATACTTCTTCAGGAGTTTCGATTGCTTCTTCAGTTTCTTCTGATGCTTGTGTTTCATCAGCTTCTTCTGTGCTCGTTGCTGCTTCAGCAACAACAGTGTTTTTAGTAGCATAAAGACTAATCACAGCGTCAAAAGCTTCATCGTCTAACGCTTCAAATGAAGCAAGATTTGCTTCCGCATCACTGGATTCCATGCCAGCTTCGACAAGTGCGGCTTTTCGCTTATTGTCTTTTTCGCGTTTCTTGACTTCGTCAAGTTCTTCGTCACGTTTCTTAACTTCGTATTGGCTAGCAGTCAGTTCTGTTTTAGATGCTTCAAGAGAAGCAGTGAGTTCACTCACTTCAGTTTCAGATGTGCTAATCTTTTCTTCCAAACCAGCGATAATCTCTTCTTTTCCCTTAACGGAAGCTTCAAGAGTTTCAATGTCAGAAGATAATACTTCAGCCTTGGCGGCTTCTGCTTTCAATTCTTTAATTGTCTCATTAGCTTGAGTAAGTTCAGATTTGATTTCACTAATTTGTTCTTCCAAAATCTTGGAATCGGACATTTTTAAGTCTCCTATAAAACTAGATGAATCCACGCTAAAAGCGATACTTTTAGAGTTTAAAATTATACTTCTTGGGTTAGCTGGATTTGATACCAGACCCTTTCCTGAAAACGAAATATCACGCAGGGCACGACCTACTTTGTATCCTTCGTATTTTCCAGAGCCTCCATAGGCCCTCAAGTGCTTGGTTAAAAATGCCGATTCGCTATCTCTTGTTACGACATGTTGATTCCCCAAATCGTCTATCACAGAATAATCAAAACCAGCAAAAGAACATTCCATCGAAACAAACCATTCGCCCGCTTTAATCTCAGCAATGATATTGCCCATTCTGGTTTTGTTCTCTACGTCTGTCCAACTATTATATAGTACGGCCTTGGTTATAATATCAAAATTACTTGGAGGCTCCGTTGTGTCGGAAGATATTACAGTACCCTCACCGTCAATGACACGACTACTTATAATATGTCCGATGATATCATTTTCATCGTGCATAAAGTTAAATTGTTTGTCTACTGGAGTGTCTCTTGCTGCCCACGTAGCATCAGCCATAAAGACATCGTCGTTACCATTCCAATTGGTCGAAACCAGAACTGACTCAAGATAATAGAGATCAGTACTTTCTGCGATGCCACCTGAACTGTTAGCAGATATAATAGTAGCTAAAGAAAGGTCTGTATCTCCTTGTTCAACAAGAAGAGCAGGACTGCAGTATGCAATCGATGCTTGGCTACTAACTGAATCAGAAATTCCGTCTTCTGTTTCTCTATCGAATATTTGTATTTTTTTCATAGTTATTACCTCTATAAAAGTATACACGAAAAACTGTTTTTATTTAGAAATACCTCCCTTTTAACCCAATACATACTCTACATACAGAGCGATAACTGCCTTTTTATACTCATCTGCATTCATACTCTTTATGTTTATAGAATGGGTTTTCAGCATATTATCGAAATCTTTAGGGATTGCTTGTTCAGAGCTAAGTGCTATATTTATAGACTCATCAGTAACCTCCGACATCACCTCTATATTGGTAAATGCGTGGAGTTTTATTGGCTCTAGCCCTATAATGTCTGCTTTTGTTAGATGTCTTGCATCCTTTTTACCCTTCACACCTAAGTGTGCAGAATTGATAAGAGTAGACACCCTGTCAAATGTATTGTTAGCCCATATAAACAGATTAGCTACCCCAGGCTTAGTTTTAGGCTTGTCACGACGAGGCTTCCTTTTGATTTCATCCTTTTTAAATTTAGGACGACCATTCTTATTATCCTTTGGCTGCTGATATTCCATCTCATCTTCTTTAGGTGGATGATACGGCCCTACTTTATCTGGATTACGATCATTATCTCTAACCTTGACTTCTCTCTTGAGACGCATTTTCTCGACAGCAGGGATCTCCTTAAATCTCTCTAGAATAGTCTCATGACTAATAATGTCTCTATCAGCAAGTTCTAACAGTAATTTCTTCTCTGATCCCTCATCTGTTAGGCTCATCTGATCAAAAGTAATGTGAGCTGATTTGCTGAAACCCATAGATCTTCGAACGATATCGAATTCCTTCTCCCAGAACTTAATCAGTTGATCTCTACCATATTGTAAGCGTTCAACAAGCGTCTTAAGAGAAATGAAGTTATTAGTGAATCCACCAGATTGACCAGCCATTCCCGTAAGAGTAGGAGGAACACCAAGACCCGCATAGATAGAGTTTAATACAGACACATACTTTTCAGAACCAAGAAATTTATATACCATACTATTCGATTCTGTGTATTTCAATTCTGGACCCCAAATGAGTTCCATAGTGCCCCCACCGGTATCTGATGCTAAAACATTTTTTAGCTTGTCAACACCAGCCTTGGTTGGTAGAATCTTGTGTTCGAGGTCTCCCAGTGTCCATAATCTGATATTGGAAATAGCACCATCCAACGCTGAGAGATCCGCCAAACGCATCTTTTCAAGCATAATAATATCGTCAAGAATGGCATAAACAAGAGGGTTCGCCCATTGCTGCCAATCATCCTTCTTGTAATAATAAACCGATAGCTTAGTATCATCTAACGGTATTCTCTTATCTTTTCGTTTTATAGCTTGCTTTATATTTGGAGGCAGAGTATTGTATGTAACCATTGAGGACATATCTTTACTAAAATTGTCCAAAAAGGCGGGGGTTTCTATCTCATAAGAAGCTCTCCCCATCATCATATTGATGTCTCCGTCCTTAAGTTCAATGTTCAAAGGATTGAGAAAATTATACCTCCAAGGCAATATACCCTTTTTAGTATTAGGGGCTCTAACGGTTATGTCATTAGCTATACTCTTAATGTGCTTAACTATTTTAGGAGTAACCTTAGCATCACTTTTGTAGACAAACACCTGACCGGTCCTATACAAGTTATTCAAGAATCGCTCAGACCTTTCTTTACCGTCAACCTTCTTGAACCAAGCTTGGAAAAATTTCTCCACACTAGGATTCTCATGAACTACATTAATGCCCTGACTACCAAAATCTCCCATCAAATCAATAATATTTCTAATAATGCCAACTTTGTCGTATGCCTGCATACACATACTAATGGCTTTTTTCTTTTCCGTTGGTACTTGTTCGTTTGACCTAAAAGCATAATAATCACTATGATTAAACCCAGGACGCACAGACTTATTTGGTTCAATATCAAGAAAATCTCTATGGCCACCCTTGGTTTTCTCAAGGAAACTTCTATGGTTACCCTTAGACACACCGTGATAACTATCCATAGCTTCTGAAAATTCCGCCATGGCATTTTCTTTACTAGCACTATCGTTTTCATTCCAAGTAACCACAGACTGTGTCTTATCTTTATCGCTCATTTGTATGCCCTTGACTATGAATTAAATTGTTTTCAAATCAATTGAATTGGAATTAAATTGTCTATGGTACTATACACAAAAACTAATATACATCCTGCATTCCATCTGTGAACCAACTTGGACCAGTAAACATTTCACCTGTTGGTTTAGCGTCTGTAAACGTAGCGAAGCCTCCATAAAATACATAATCTGGAGTTTCGGGCGTTCTATCAATCTTTCTTGCAGCCATATTAGCCATTATCAATGAAGAGTAACGGTCCTTACGGACTTTGCTTTTCTTACCTGCCGCCACAATGATTTCTGGAGTATCCCATCTAGCACGACCAGACTGCGTTTCTGTCATTTGGATCATAGCTAATTCATCTTTGAGTTCTTCTATTTCTACGACACATTCTTCAAGAGTATCATACTGCCTACCCTTTATTTCGTCTTCCACATTAGACAGTCCGATACTGATAGCATCATAACGAGGGAAAAGAACAACCTTATCTTCGAAGTCTTTCCTTAAACCATGGTTAGCTTCCTCCAGCCATTCGTATCTAGCAAACTGACACATCTCAAGAATATGCAGTCCACGTTCGCCATCGGTATCCTGCTCTTTATCGGGATCTATTATCGGCCAAATTGGAACCTCGCCATCCCTAACCTTGTCTTTATCATGAAGAGATTCCATAACGGCAATGCCGCCACCTTGAGCGTCCATAGCAACATGTACACATGGGAACAATCTCATTAAGTCTCGTATCTTCCTTGCACAATAAGAATAAAAATCGTTATCAGAAACAAACCCTCTTTTAACCTTTTCTTTATGGTCAGCACGAGTAGTCGTCCAGCAATGAACAATTCTTCTATGATCACCATTTAATTCGATAACAACAATACTAAAATTATCAACTTCGGAGGCAGGGTCAACACCGAACACATATTTTTTGTTTGTATCACCTATCAACTTTGCTTCAAAGACAATATCCTGACCACTACTATTCTTAATAGGTTCTAAGTCAGAACTAACGCATGCTTCTATGAGAGTACGCTTGAAGAAGCCCTGAGAGTCCCTAGTAAAGCACGCACCGTACTCCATCATATAAATGCCCGCATGTACCGTAGCTTTTGATCGAGCGACGTGAGCGGCATCCATGAAGCCCTCGGGAAGAAGCTCAAATGGGATGCGTATAATAGAATATTGAGTCCAGTCGAATTCTTTCGGCGGATCTTCGCCACCGAACACATCTCTAAGCTTATTTTTATTACCACCGCTTTTTATAATAGATTTCCACTTCTTCCAATAAGCAGCAAAATGGTTAAAATCATAATACGCAGTTCCAGAAAGTATGATTTGGTTGTCCTTGCTTTCTAGATGGTCGCCCTCATCATTTAGTTTAACACCTAACTCTTTAGCTCTTTTTATCGCCGCTACACGTTGCACATTATCAATCGGCTCCGCTTTAACAACACCGAACCCAGCCACAACAGTTTCGAAGATATCACGAGGAATAGAAGCAAATTCATCGGCAAGAATATCATTTGCTCTCTGGCCACGAATCTTCTGACCATCACCAAGCGGTAAACAAGTTACTCGACTACCATTAAGACGCATAACACAACGGTCTGTCTCTCTTCTTGGACCGCTATTGACATCGCAAATACTTCGTAGTATTGGAGAGTTATGCCATATGGTCTCCATATATTCAAAAAGAACTTTAGATTGTCTAAACGCAGCACCGACCACTACAACTTTACGATTTGGTAATAATATACATCTTAAAATAGCATACAAAGATAGAATAAATGATTTCCCAAATCCACGCGAAGCAATTAACATAGGAAATTTTCGGTTCCACATCTCATACAACATTAATGCTTGTGACGGTAGAATCTTAATGTTAAACATATGATAACATATAAAGGAAAAGTATTCTGGCTTTGACAATAACCAAGTCACCTTTAAATGGAAGTCATCATCGTCCGGCGATATAATAGACATAGGATTGAATATATCCCTTTCAGGCACATCCAATCCCAACCAAGCATCGTTTATTTCAATTAATTTACTTGCCTTCATTTTTTACACTATCTAAGTCATACTTACTACCGAGTATATAATCTGCAAAACCATGATCTACAGCACCACAAGCACTTAAATACCAATCTCCGTTTTTCATCTTTCTCGTGATATAGTTTCTGGCTTTGTCTATTGTTCCACCTTTATAGCTCTCTTTAAAAACCTTAGATTTTATAAAGGCACTTGAGTATATGTCTAACATTACATCGCAACAATATTTATCGTATTTGCTTGCCGCCTGTACATCAAGATAGTTACCCTCATAACCACCGTTACCGTAATGCGACATAAAATAAGAATGAGTAGTCATTACACGATTATCTGATGCTTGCAATACAATACTACTCATAGATTCAGCTTGTCCATAAACAACAGTAGACACAAATGACTTACACATTGTTATAGCATCATAAATAGCCATGCCACTTTGCCAGTCACCTCCAACGCTCAACATATGTATGAGAATAGGTCTACTGTTAATACTATCAAGCGTTCGTATATTCTTGATAAACTTGGAGGCCATCTTATATTCAATACCCGGATCTTCGTCTTCGTTACCGATATGGCTATGAAGATATATCTCACGAGATTTAATATTTATATTGTATGAGTGTATATCTCCTATTACATCTGTAAATTCCATCATTGCTTCCTTTCATACTTACTATTTATTCTTTTGAATAAGCTATTAGCATATAGAAAAGCATTGTGCTTATCGCCACAAAAAACGACATGGACATCATCGTTTACTTGAAATTCCATTAATGTTCGTAAAATATATTTCCCAGTTATCTTGACGCTACTCTTATTGGGTATCCTTGTATCTTGCGGAAACTTCATAAGATCTTCTAATGTAAATTCTAAAAGAATAAACCTATGAGGAAACTCTTGCATTCTTTCTATCTCTGCAAGAAACTGTTTTTTCTTCTTTCCAAAGTTTATCGCTACCTCTTCAACACAGCCCTTTCGTTCTATACATATTTTATCTTCTAAACCAACTAAGGTATAATCACCGGTATCTAGCTTACGTACAACCATTCCTAGACATTTATCAAATTTACTAAAATGATAACCTTCTCTTTCTCTGGTATCACGTATAACCGTATAATCTGGAGCTTTAGCCATTGCTATTAACCCTTACTATATCCATAAACAAAGATTCATAGATATGTTCATCTTTAGTAATATTTTTATGGCATTCATAGCATAATGTAATGCCGTTGTATTCATCAAATCTTAAATGGGGTGCCGACGACCATTTCCTAATATGGTGAGCATTCAATCGCTTCTTATAACCACAGGATGGCATCTGACAAGTAAACTTGTCTCTTGTGAAAATTCTACGCCTCCACTCCTTGTATACCGGATCATTATAATCTCGTTTCATTAGATTCCTCTACACGTTTAATCTTAATGTCGCCCAGTATCTCTTTAATAAAAGTCAGGGTTTTCTTATTTGACTTATTCTGCTTGAGAAGAATCTTGGCTAATTTAGCACTGACTTTAAAACATGCGTCATCTGGATCATTAGCGGTAATAAATATAATAGGGCTTACAGTGTTGAACTCATAAAGTTTATATTTATTTATTCTACCCATCACTATCTCTAGACACATATAAACTTTGTATAGCTTCATTTTTAGTCTGATCTACTGTACATAAGATGGAACCTTAGTATATGAGTCATCAATATCACTATCGACCATCATTCCTACTAAGTCTTCAAAAGAACGTGTAGGTTTCCAATTTAACAAATTACGTGCTTTAAAACTGTCGCCTTTAAGGTAATCAACTTCTGCTGGCCTATAAAATTCAGGATCTATAAATACATAGGGCGACCAATCATCTAATCCAGCATGATCAAAGGCTATGTTTAAAAATTCTCGAATACTATGGGTCTCGCCAGTACAAATAACAAAGTCGTCTGGTTCATCTTGTTGAAGCATCATCCACATTGCCTCTACATAATCACCAGCAAATCCCCAATCCCGAAATGA